CGAGTTCATCTTTATAGACTGAATACTTTTTACTTCGCCAGAACCTGCTCCAGATAGTCTTACAAGAGGCGGCTTTTCACCAGATGTAGTTGTTCTATTACTTGGGTGAGCACTTTTACTTCTTGTCCTAAACCTTAATTCAACAATTCCTGAGCTATTAGTTAAAACAGATACTGCTGTAACTGTTGGCTCTACTGATATAGGGAATGTTTTAGATGCTATAATACCAGCATATCTAGTAACCATAGATAACAATCCACCACTAACATCTGTTGCTGTAACAGTCAACGCATAAGTAGCTTCTACGAAATTACCCTCAATATTTATTAAGTATATTTCAATGTAATCATTAAGAGCAGGTACACCAGAGAATTGATATAAACACTCTCTTATACTACTATTAGGTAATCTAACAGCACCTAATGCCACTACCTTTAATGGATTAGTAGATGGAGGTATTGCATTTATTTGTGGGTCGTAAGCGGTAATACCAACCTTTGCGTCTACACTTGGTCTAGGGTATCCTTCTGTATTATTAGCTAATGTGAGTATAGACCCATTTGAGTTTACATCGCCTCTACCATTAATTACTTCTAATGCCTCTGATTTGTTTGGAATATAATCTTGTAACAAATCTGTTTCTAAAACATCTATCGGTGCGTATAATCCATTATTATAAAACACAAATGAATATAGATTTGTTAATGGGTCATAAGACTCATATACTTCATTGTCTAAATTCACACTAGTGTTTGTCAATGCTAATACTGTGCTTCTTTTTATATTCTTTATGTAATACCAATCTAAATTGCCCTGTCTTGTTGCAATGTTTATTTCTTCTACTCTATTGCTACCTATGTCTACAGTAACAATTAAGCAGTTATTATTAATTGATATTGAACCAATGTTTGGGTTTGACTCTCCTTCTGGAACAGCTCTACCTGATATGCTCCCCCATACAGAACTTTGCTCATCGTCATATATGAATTGATGTCTGAATTGGAAGAGCTTACCATGAAGTAGATTAGTATAAAACTTAGAATCTTTACCATATACAGACTTAGGTGTAATTGATGGAGGTTGCTTAATAAGTAAAAAGTCATCCTTAGTAACTACACCGTATTCTTTGTTTTTTAGTTTCTTAATATTTATTAAACATGGCTCATCTAAGCTGTTTCTAAATATCAATAAATCATCTACAAGTTTAATGTCTGTTATATATCCATCTACTGTAAGGTTTAAAACATCTACACCTGCACTATCTACTAGATTAGTGAACAATATTGTTTCTGTATTTGAATCGTAATCTATCTCAGTAATAAGATGCTTATTCTGTGAGTTGTATATGAACTTGTAAATTTTCCTTACATTTTCAAATTGATTAGCTCCTATACCCTTGTTTACACCTGATGGGAGTACTAAAGGTAATGGTGTGTTGGATTCAATAGATACAACATATCCTTCCTCGTTGAGCGCATTTCCTGTGTTTCTTATATTAAATGCTTCAATATAATCATTCTTGTCAATAAGCTCAAAGGCTGAATCTGAATCCATGCCTCCATTAGCAAAGTTTTTTGAATCTATAATAGACATATTATGCTCTAGGTGCTAATTTGTTGGTTATTCTTTGCATATCCTCAAACTCAGATACTACAATCTTATTTATACGCATCTTTGCTTTTAATCGCTCAGATTTGTATTCTGCCTTGTACTCTCTAATCATTCCTTGACCAAATTTCTTAGGCATATCTATTGATGATTTCCATCTGATATAGGCGAGCAGTGCTTCTGAAGCTCTACTGTCTACCATGTAATCATCACACTCTCTATCCATTCCATCGCTTAGGTACTCTAACAATACCTTGTCGTAACTAAATGAAGGCCCTAGTATAATTACTCCACACTCTTCATCTACTTTATAATCTCCTAGGTTTTGACCTCCTCCACCTATACCGAATAGGTTGAATGACTGGTTCGCTGCAAAGAAGTTATAATAAATATACGGATAGTTATAAGGTACTGATGGGTATGTAACCGTTGCTATCTTTGGCAAATCTTCAAACCTATCGTCTTTTAAGAACCTTCTGCTATTAACATCGCTTAGCTGATTGTTTAATCGTAATGTTACTATCTCTCCCTTGTCGTTAATAACTCCTATCTTAGAGTAGGATACATAGTCTTCAGGTAATTCAACAGTCTTATTAGCATTAACATCTAAGAGAGCAGTTGTAAAGCTACCTACAATGTCAGTGTTAAATTCACGAACACCCCTAACTCCTATATTGTATAGCCTTCTAAACTCGTGTGAGCTAGAGTCTTTACTGTCTATTAGTTCGGCTACTATCTGCTTTAATGGTATCTTCATCTTTTTATATGCTATCGCAAGTATTTAGCTATTATTTTAAATATTATATGTTATTAGATATATCATCTCCATCATTCGAGAGATCTTTTGGTAATCTCGATAATGTTAATAACCTGTTTAATATCTTGTCTACAATCTCTGACTCATAGTTCTTAGGTATATTAAGTGGAGCATCTAATATGTTTCCACTAGGCAATGCACCTGCCATCTTTAATGTAATAGCTGGGAACTGAAAGTTACTAGGGTTGTCAAAGTATAACTTACTATCTTCTATGTAATAGAATACTACTCCTTTAATACATGGTAAGAATGATTGTGCAAATCTATCCTTATTCTTCATAGGGATAAATGTTTTATTTGTTTTTTTGTTTAACGAAACTGATACTATCTCATTGTTATTTGGAAGAGCAGTCGGTATCGTAGGCAATGCAGCATACTTCTCACCACTTACTGCATCTGTTTGTACAGGTATATTCTTATACGTTGAAATGAATGTATCATTAACATACGTAATATCTCCGTTATTGCTATTCTCAAATGCGTTCTTTCTTGCCATTACAGCAACCTCTTGTGCCACCATAGAGGCTATATGACGCAGTGAGTATGAACTATCATCACTCCTTACACCTTTATAGTATGTGGTTAAAATCTGCTCAGCTAAATATCCGTATGTTGTAGATGCCATCTTTTATAATCCTGTTTGAGTTTTGTTATTAGCGAACTGTGCTACATCACCATCTTTTATATTTAATCCTGCATAGCTTAATGCTAAGTAAATTATTTCATTCATATCCATATCTTTCCATTGAGGCTGAGTGCTTGTAGCTGAATTGTAAACTGGCTTACCACTTACAATAGTGTATCCCCAAACCATATCTACTGGCTGTTTAAGATACATGATATTAGCACTACCTAAATTCTTAGGATAAAATTGAAACTTATTTCTTAATTGTGCGTATATAGGAAAGTTTGTATCTGGTGCATCATAATAGCTAGTTAAGTTATTAGCTATCCTATCATGCTCAACTCTTATAACTTCATTCTCAATTCCATTAATAGTTTTAGTAACAGATACTGTATGAAATAAATCTGTTGGTATAGCAACTTGTCCATTAGCATCTATGGTGAGCGGAGTTGGATCTGATAAGAATGGACTTAAACTATTACTTATCTTTTCTGTTACTGCATAAGTTATTCTTGGTACTGGTCTATCGTATCTGTAATCGTTCTGATTACCATATAGCTTATTAAAATATTGCGTCTGAGCTTTATTTAATACCAAATCAATTTCCGATGGAGACAAATACACACCAGAGTTGCTTTGCCTAATCAAGAAATTTATAAATTTATGTGCTCCATCTATTGTCATAATGATACAAAGATAATCAATATTTAAACTTGTTTTTTATGATACTGCAAAAAAGCCCCCCATCAATTAAGACAGGAGGCTAACACAAAAAGGAATCAGGGAAGTTCTTACATCTTCTTCAACTGCTCATACGCAGACACAGCACTTGAGTTCTTTAAAAGAACCTGCTTAGCTACTAACTGAGGAATATCAGAACCTTTAGGAACATCCATAATCACCTTCTTACTTTCAGACCATACTAATTTATTTTCTAATATAGAGCCACTAAGTATATTATCATCTAAGGCTTGTTTAACCTTGAATACAATATCATTCTTAGCATCTGAGAAGTGTGTAACGAAATACTTAGGATTACCCTTAGCTCTCATAATAAACTCTCTTCTAATTGATGCGTAAGATTGGTCGATATTGATACCTAACACATAAGCAAATGGTAACATTTCTTCATCTGAACATTCGTTAGCAGCTTTAAGTGCTTCATACTCAGTATCTAATGTATCTAATGCTTTCTTGTTGTCTGCATCTAAATCTATTAATCTATATTCTGGAGTTGAGTTTACCTTTCTGTACTTCTTATCTTCATAACCATCGTAAGCTTTAAGTGCTGCTAGTTTATTTTTCTCGTAGCCCTTAACAATAAGATGACCAGATGAGAAGATGAGCTCCTCATAATCTCCATAACCATTAGGCTCTAAACCGTCTTGTTCATCTACCCAAATAGTATCAACACCTCTTAAACATCTCCACTTACGATTTCTCTTAGTTTCATCATCAATAGTTGTTCCTTGAGATGGAATCATATAAGTTGGAGGGTATGGGTTAGAACTCATAAAGCCACCTTCTTTATCTACTGGCTTATACTTCTCCCATGTCTTAGTTAATACGAAGTGATAACTTTTAGTTAATTCATCTTCTTCTAAATACTTCTTTTTACCAAAATTAGGATTGCCTCTCTTTTTTACTGGCTGTTCTAATTCTGTTGATTCTAATTGCTCTTCCATTTTTCTCTTTTTATCTGTGTTATTATTGTTTTTTATTCTTCTTCTCTTTGTTGTGTATTTGTCAAATAAATAAGGGGAGAGCGAACCCTCCCCTTAAGTTTAATTAGCTACCTTTAACAATAGCGTATTGGTTAGCACCCATCACTTGAACACCGTAGTAAGCTACTTGTGATACAACTAACTCCATCTTAGGAGAGGTTGGCACTTTTGCTAAACCACCAGTTTCAGCGATTTGAACTTTTTGTCCATTTCCTAGGATGTCTTGGAAACGAATGTTGAAACGAGGTACAACGTTACGAGTAACTGCATCTGCTGTTGAACCTTTAGGAATCAATAGACCGAAGTTAGCACGAGTTGTTCCTGTTGCAGACGATCCGTAGAATGCACCTTCAGAGAACGGAGTGTAACGAGTGAAGTTAAACTTACGTTGGAACGGAGTGTAAGATTTGAAACCGAATGATAAATCAATGTTTCCATTCAATCCAGCCTCTTGTCCTTGGTTGTAAATAATAGCACCGTTATTGAACTGAGTTCCTAAAGCAGTTTGGATAGCAATATCTTGATTAATATCACACAACCAATCGTACTCTTGTGGAGCTCCTTGATTATCTAATTGACGCTCAACTGCTGCGAAAGTAGTAAGTGCATCAAATGTAGAGTAACCAATGTTCAAACCGTTAGCTTGAGTCTGCTGAATAACACCTGCAGAACCTGACTCACTGTAACCTAAGTTATCAGCTAAGTTAGAGTCCATAAGCATCAATTCACGCTGAAGTAAAAACTTCTTGTTGTCATCAGCTAATTGCTTGTACTTGTAGTAACGCTGTCCATCATATTCAAAGTCAATAGCTTCAGCTAAAGTCAAATCTGTGAACTTAGAGTCAATACGAATTTGAGTCACAAAGTTAGTATACTTATCAATACCTTGAATAGTAGTGTTAGTATAATCTGATGCCTCTCCTACGTATTTGTAACCTCTACCTTGTAACTCGTCTGCTGCTGTTACTGCTGCACTTGTAGTTGCAATTACTGGTAAAATAGTTACTGTGTGAGCATTTGCAGTGGTCTTGTTTACTGCTGTTACACGAGATTCAACTCCTGTACGAGCATTGTAAAGAATCATTCCTACTTCTGGAAGTGATTTAGAACCTGATGCAAAATAATCGCCTGCTGCAATAGTAAATGTAACAGCTGCACCGTTAGCTCCTGCAACAGTAGCTAATGCACGAACAAATGACATTTGACGACCTTTTGACTCATAGTGGTAGAATAACTTGTTGTCAGAAGCTAAAGTGTTACCTGCAAGTTCGTTCATCATTACGTAAGGAACGAATTGGAACTTGTCGATGAAATCTCTGTACGCTCTTGGTACAACGATGTTAAGTTCAGAAATCAGAGTACCTGCTCTGGTTGCCGATGGGCTTGAATAAGCACTTGGTGTAGTTGGCATAATAAATTTAATTTAAATTGTTGTTTTTGTTTTTGTTTATAACTCTCTATTGTACACTATAGACCTAATACAAAATCTCCATAAGCATACGGATTATTTGACTTTACATCTACAGTATTTGGTGAGCTATCTAAGTTAATGTTCTTAATATCTTTGCTAATTAAGTCCATCTTAGCTTTCTCTTTTGATTGTGTCCAGCCTGCTCTAAAAATTTTCTCGTTATTCTCTAAGATATACACATCCTCGGCTATCTTTTTGAAGTCTGGAGTTCCATCGTTACGCACCCATCCACGATCAACTAAGTAATTCTCGGCATTAAATGTTTTCATCTTAGATACCATTGCACTCTTTTCGTCATCAGTTATCTTATAGGCAACATCCTCGTCTCCTAATTTAAACCTAAACTCATTAATACTTGGAACATCTCTTTCAACTCCTGCTATCCACTCTTGCTGTAATCTTTCAATCTCAGCTTGGCTTAGCTCGTCATTTACTGCTTCATTATTACTATCTTTTTTATCTACAAATCTCCTCTCGGATACTGGTAGTGCTAAATTTTGTTTTTCTTGCTCTAATAGAGTTCTAGTTTCCTTTGCATCTCTCTTAAGCAATTTGTTGGCTCTGTCAATTTCCTTATTAATCTTAACTGCCTCTTTGTACTCATCAGGATAAACATCTTTGTCAATCTCTTCTAAGTCTATCTTATCACCAAATAGAGCTGCTCCATACTTAGACTCAATCTCTAATTCAGCATCTTCGTTATCCCAATTAGGATTATCAGCTAAAATCTTAGTTCTAAGAATATCTACATCACTAACTGTATTGTAGTCTGTATTCTTTTTAACAAAGTAATCATACACTAAGTCCTCTTTACCATCTAAAATAGCATCAATCAACGCTTGTTTACTTGGGTCTAAGTCAGATATATTAACTACATCTTGTATAACTTGCTCAGTAGCTTCCCCAGTTACTTCCTCACTAACTTCCTCAGTAGCTTGTTCGGGTAATTGTTCTTCTACTTGTTCAGTCTGCTCAGTATCAGCAATTTCTTCTACTGCTTGTTCTTCAACTACTTCTTGCGGTTCATTGAACTTGTCATTAAGGACATCTTCCCAAGATGCTGCCTTATTTACATTTTCTTCCATAATTGTTTATTCTTCTTCCTTGTTTGTGTTATATGCAAAATTAAATATTATTTGTGTACTATTTTGAGTTACATCATAGGTTGCTCTTCTTCACCCTCCATTGGCTCTTGCATCTCTCCCTGTTGTTGCTGTTGCTCCATAGCCATTTGCTCTTGCTCCATAGCTTGTTGCTCCATCATCTCCTTCTCCTGCATATCTTGCAAGTCCTCCATCATTACTTGTTTTTGAGTTTGTACTACTCCATCTATTCCATCGAATATAAATGAAGGCATATCCTCAATAGATTTTCCTTGAGCAAACATACTCTCAAGTGTCTTAACTCTTAATATGTTAAAGTATTTAAGCGTTTCTCTTTCTTTCTCATTCTCTAACTCCTCTTGGTATTGCTGTAATTTGAACTGAGCCTTTGCCTGCTCTAATTGTAGCTCACCCTGAGACTTTTCTTTAGCTGCTTGCACTGATTGTTGCATCTGCATTTCACTGTTAGCTCTAGCTTCTTCCATTCTTAGTTTTCTTCTCTTCTTTTGAGCTGATACTAAGTAGTAGTTAGCTGCTTTAGGATTGTCTAATAATCTAATCTGTATAGCATCTTCTAGCTCTATAGTTTGTTGAGCTAAGGCTTGTTGAATATTCTGCTCTAACATCTCCCTCTCTCTCTCATCTATCGTAGCCTCAATCTTAACATCAAAGTTACTCTTCTCGAAATCACTGTCAGCTTCTAGTTTAATATACTCAACTCTATCAGTACCTAATGAATACTTATATCCTTCGTAACCCTTCTTACCAAATACTAATATATCCCATAGTTTCATTTGAGCTAACTTAGCTGTTCTCTCTAATATGTTTAAGTATGAGTTGTATATGTAGTTAATTGAGCTTTCACCCATCTGGCGAGCTGAATCTAATACTCCCTTACCAATAGCTTGGTTAGAAATAATACCTTGGTCTAATGAGTTTGAACCAATCATTCGCTCTAACTTCTGTAACTCAAAATTATATAACTGTATGAATGATTCTAGCTTAGATGTGAATGGAACATTTAATGGTGTAATCGGTGGTCTGCTATTACCCTCGCCTTCGTCTACTTGTCCTTTATAGAATATAACACCTGTCTGCTTGTAAATACGGATTAACTCCATAGGCTGTAAAGCTCCCTTACCATTACCTAAGTCTACATCACTCATTCCTGCAATATCTACAGTGTAACCATCTGGTGCTGCTTGTGATACAATCTTTTGGATTTGTAGGTGAGCTAACTGCATTTGCTTAATGCTCGGTATCATCGTTTCAATAACAGGCTTGTTAGTCATTCTGTTATTGTTATACATATAGATAGTGTACGGTAAAATACATTCCTGTAAATTATCGTTAGGCTTAGTCATGTTCTTAGCTACTCCCCAATGAAGTAAATGATTAGTATCGCAAATCCAAGCTCCTTCATATTCTACATAGAATGGTTTAGATTGTACGTACTCCTTGCCTTCTTTAATCTTACTTGTCTTATCTAAAATAGTTTTACCAAATCTATCCTCATTCTTTTCGTAAGTAATGTTATACAGTGTTCTAAATGATAACTGTAATACAG